GGAGATAGTTAGTTATCAGCCGAGAAGATCTTGGCAAACAACTAAGCCGTACATGTCTGGACGTACCATTTTCTTAGCGTAACGAGTCATTACACCTTTACGTGGTACGAAGTCCTCAACACCAAAGATGGTTGGGGTGACTTGTAGTGGGACGTATGGAGCATAAACATATCCGCTTTCGAGGAATTGAGCACCACGACGACCTACTAGTAGTACGTTTCTTGGGAAATAAGGATCGACATAAACGTCCCATTTCTTAGAAATGCTACCAACGTTTACAGCACCAGCATCACCAGCGTCTGCATCAGGAGCAACTTTAGCACGGAATCCTGCAGTCATTTCGAGGATGGAAGCAACTTCTGGTCCGCAAACTAGGAAGTTAGCACCACCACGCAATGTTTTGCGATGGATTTGAGCTGATACATCATTGACGGTTTCGAGAAGAGTCTCGTACCACATTGATACATTACCGGTGAAGTCAGCAGCAGCAGCTGGTAAAGCAACGCCAGTAGTGCGCTCTACGAATTTACCTGGACGGCGTGACCAGTAAAGGGTAGCAGCAGTAGCACCTTTGATGAGGTCTTCAAGAATTTCACGATCTAGTTCAAGAGCAATTTGCTCAGACATGATAGAAATTAATTCTACTTCTGCATCTAGATTATGATAAGCATTTAAGTCTTGACCTAATTCTGGGGTCCATTTGACTTTGAGTTTTTTGGTTTTAGCAGTTACAGCAACCGAATCAATCTTGACATCAATTTCTGGTAAGTCTTCTTGGTTTTCTAATGCCCAAGCAACATTACCTTTTACAGCGCCTAAGTTATCGCCAGCACCTTCAAACTTATCGTCCATTGGATAAGTAAGAGTTAGGCTTGCACCTTCGTTATCTCCTAATTCGTTAGCAGATAAAGTTGGTGAGTGTACAACTAGACGAATTTTTGGATATGAATCACCAATACCGTCATCGCCAGCAGCGTCAGCTTTAGCAGTCAAACGACGAACCAAAGAACCACTAACTAGTCCGGTTACATTAATGGCAACCAAATCTGATTTGTTGAATTGTGGTAAGTCGCCTACACTAGCAGTAAAGATAGCAACATTACTACCAGAAGCAAGGTCTGGATCGTGACGAACTAGTTTGTCTAGTGAAACGTCAACGCCGTTTAATGATACGGTTTCAACGCCATCACCAAGAGCACCAGAAGCAAGTGGAGCACCTAATGTAAGAGTGATTGAACCACTTTTAGCAGATGAAAGACCATTGTTTAGTGCATAGAAAGATGATTCTGCACCAGCTGAAAGATCAACACCGCCAGTGATTTCGCTACCAATACGATCGCCACCAAAGAGTGATTTTCCGTCACCTTTTTGTGGAGCCGCTGGGTCTGCACTGTGAGTGAAATCTAGGAAGAAGATGAGACCTGATGGTAGGCTCATTGGTTGTACGGCAACAAGATCGTTAGCGATCAAGGAACCGAATACACGACGAACGATTGGGAATGCTACAGCAGCAAAACCTTCGACATCGCCAGCAGCCATAGAGGTTGCTTCTCTTAGTAATTCTTTTGCTTGGTTTTCTAATAGAACGGACATACCGTTTTTGGTTGTCTCACTGTTGAGACCTTCGAGAAGACCGGTTGCTTCCCATTTGGATCGTAAAGCAGCACCTTCTTTTGAAAGATCACGCTCTACAATGCCTTCGGTTAATTTCTTTAATAAAGTCATTGTTTTCTCCTTAAATGATGTTTTGACTATTTCTTAATGCCAGCAATCTTTTGCCACTTATTGAATAGTGGATTAGATTCACTGGTGTTTTGTTGTTGACGTGGCTTGGCAATAAATGAACTTCTTTGTTCTACTGCTTCACTCAGCGATTGTGGTCCTTTGTTATCAAATGAACCCACTGCGTTGCATAAAGTTTCATAAATCATCTTTGCTTCGTCTACAGAACCAGCCTTAGAAACAGCTTCGACAATTTTATTTTTTTGTCGCTCATTCAAGGAGTCGCTACCAAGAGCTTGGTTTTTGTAAAATAATTTAGC